GGTGCTATCATCCAGGGACGACCTGATGACATTGGTGTGGTGCAGGTTGGGAAGACAGCTGACTTCCAGACTGCCTATCAAATGATTGGTTCTCTGACTCAACGTCTAAGTGAAGCATTTCTGATTATGAACGTCAGGGATTCTGAACGTACTACTGCTGAAGAAGTCAGGATGACACAGATGGAGCTAGAGCAACAGCTTGGAGGTTTGTTCTCCTTGCTGACTGTTGAGTTCCTTGTGCCATATCTAAACCGTAAGCTTAACGTTGCACAAAAGACTGGAGAAATCCCCCGACTTCCTAAGGGTGACATTGTTAAACCAACTATTGTTGCTGGTATTAATGCACTTGGTCGTGGACAGGATCGTGAAAGTCTGGCACAGTTTCTTACTGTGATTGCTCAAACAATGGGTCCAGAAGCTATTGGACAGTTTATTAATCCTGATGAGGTTATTAAACGTTTGGCGGCTGCATCTGGTATTGATGTATTGAACCTTGTTAAGAGCATGGAAGAGTTACAAGCTGAACAACAACAAGCTATGGCTCAACAACAGGCAATGATGCAACAACAGCAGGCACCACAGATGGCGGCTGTTGAACAAAAACGTGAACAAGCTGCAGTTCAAGCAGCACAACAACAACAACAACCACCAATCGAATGAGCGAAACACTTACGATGAATGAAACACCTGCTGATCAGCCAGAATTTAACGCTGATGAGCAAGACTCCTTGCAGGTTGCTGAGTCTCTTGAGGGTGGAGAGCAACCGCTACTCGCTGGTAAATTCAAAGATCAAGGCGAGCTAGAAAAGGCATATCTTGAACTGCAACAAAAACTTGGAGAGCCCCGCGATGAAGTACAAACCACCGAAGACGAAGGCGAGCCAGCAGAACAAGAACAAGAAGAAGTAACTGAAGAATCTGAAGCTGAAGTTCTTTCTGAAGAGCAAGCTAACCAGCTCATGGATATGGTAGGCGGTGAAAAAGCTTACCAGTCTATGCTACAATGGGCTAGTAAAAATCTCTCTAAAGAAGAGATTCAGATGTATGATTCCGTAATGGGTAAAGGTGAGCCTAATGCAATCTTCTTTGCTGTACAAGCTTTGAACTCTAAGTACTCAGATGCAGTTGGATCTGATGGTCAGCTTTTGGCTGGTCGTGACGGTAGTAGTGATAGCAAAGCATTCCGCAGTCAACAAGAACTTGTTGCTGCAATGGCTGATCCTCGCTACGATCGGGATCCTGCATACCGCCAAGAAGTTATGCAACGACTTGAAAACTCTGACGTACAATTCTGATGACCGTTACCACCAACGAACGCGGACAACAAAACCTCTTTGCAAAAGAACCACCTATGTACACTGACGACAACTACACTGTGACTCACAACGAAAAGGCTGAGATGCTCAACGGTCGCCTGGCAATGCTGGGTGTGATGGCTGCGCTTGGAGCGTACGCACTAACTGGTCAAATTATTCCTGGAGTATGGTAATGCCTAAAGGTCTCTACGCTAACATCCACGCAAAACGAATGCGTATCGAAAAAGGTTCGGGAGAGAAGATGCGGAAACCTGGGAGTAAAGGTGCTCCTACCGCAGCTAACTTCAAACGAGCTGCTAAAACCGCTAAGAAAAAATGATTACTTGCCCTGATTGCACGCCAGCCCAGCAGTATGTTCTGGAGCAACTGCAGACTCGTGCTGAAGTTACCGACAAGACTGCCCTGGCTGTGATCCTGGGCAACATCGAACAAGAGTCTAACTTCCGACCCAAGGTATGTGAGGGTGGGGCCATTGTGCCTTACGATCAGTGCCTGAGAGGGGGCTACGGGCTCATCCAATGGACCTCCCAGAATCGTTATGATGGATTGGGTGCGTTCTGTAAACAGTGGCGTTGTGACCCATCCTCGTTGGAGGGTCAAACACGCTACATGATTAATGAAATGGAGTTCAGAGATGATCTCTATTCGTTTCAACTAAAACATCAAACCGTTGAGTACTATATGAACTCTGCCTACTATTGGTTAGGCTGGGGTATTTATGGTAATCGCGGTCAGTACACTTATTCTTTTTTAAACAAGCTACAATGAAATCTATTATCGCTTCCGGTCTCCTCCTCGGCATGGCACATGGTGCTGCTATTGCTGGTCCCTACGTGAACGTTGAAAACAACGCCGGTTTTACTGGCTCTGACTTTACTGGTCATGCAACTGACTTCCATGTTGGTTATGAGAACAATGGCCCCTGGGCATCCTGGGGTATTCAAGCTGGTCCTACTGTGTTCTCTCCTGACAACGGTGAAGCTGAGACCAAACTGACTGGCAAAGTCTTTGGTTCTGTTGCAGCTACTGACAAGCTGTCCGTTTATGGTGAGCTGTCTGCAGCTTTTGACGACACCAATTCTTATGGCACCAAAGCTGGTGTGAAGTACAGCTTCTGATAAACTAAATATGTGGTGGGTGGGTCGGTAATTTTTAACACAAAATTTTTATGGCAACTTCTGTACTTACCCAACAGAAGTCATCGTGGGAAGAGTTTTGTTCCTGGGTGACTTCTACTAACAATCGTCTTTATGTTGGGTGGTTCGGTACGCTGATGATTCCTTGTCTGCTTGCCGCAACCACTTGTTTTATTCTGGCATTTATTGCCGCTCCTCCTGTTGACATCGATGGCATTCGTGAACCAGTCGCAGGCTCACTGCTCTACGGAAACAACATCATCTCTGGTGCCGTGGTGCCTAGCAGTAACGCAATTGGACTACATTT